AAGATAACTCAAGCAATAAAATCTGCAGCAACACTTGACATAGGAGATGAAGAGTCTATGGATTCTTTTGTGTACAGGTGTAAAGCTGATGCAAAACAGATTGGTTCTAAAGCTGCAAAAGAAGGAACTAAAATACATGCACAAATAGAAAAAGGATTTCTTGGCAAGGGTAAATCTAAACCTTACAAGATTATTCAATCATGGTTGGATGAAAACTTTCCTAATGAAGATTGGATAGCAGAAGATTCTTTTTGTGCTAATCAAGGTTATGGTGGTAAGATAGACTTGTATTCTAAGTCAGGGATATTTGTGGACTTTAAAACTAAAGATAACCTTAAGGGTAAAGAACCTAGTAAATTAGTTTATGATGAACATGGTATGCAACTATCAGCGTATGCTCAAGGTTGTAACATAGATGACCCTACAAGAGTTTCTATCTTTGTAGATAGAGCAGATACAAGTATAGTTCTTTGTCATATATGGGATAAAGAATCACACGAGAAACATAAACAAATGTTTAATAGTATATTAAAATATTGGCAACTGGTAAAGAATTATGAATGGCAAGAAGTCTAAACTAATAAGAAGAAAAGCAGAAGAAAAATTATTAGATTGGTTAAGAACTATGACACCTGATGGAGAAGATAAATCTAGAATCAACAAGAAAAATTTACATGAGTTTCTTCCTGAACAAACACACATCTTTGCTAATAATAAATTTATGATTAGTGCTTACAGTTTAAGATGGTTTTATAAACAAACAAAAAAAGAATATTATGAAAAAAAGAATTAATTATAAATTTAATGAAGATAAAATTCTTAATATGATTAAATTATATATAGATGAAACTTATACTCAACATTATGCTAATGGTAAATATCAAGCTACTGATATGATAATAGATGCCGGACATGGAGAAGGTTTTACTGTTGGTAATATTATGAAGTATGCTATGCGATATGGAAAGAAAGATAATAAAAAAGCAGAACTATATAAAATAATACACTATTCAATTATAGCATTATATTTAGAGGAAACAAATGGTAGAAGATAAAGTAGGAACTAAAAGTTATTTAGGAATTATAATAGACTATGACAAAGAAAAAAACTTTGACAAGTTTAGTTTAGATACTCTCAAAGATAGATATTTTTGGGATAATGAAACTCATGCACAGGAGGCTTTTGCAAGAGCTGCAGTTTTCGGTGCAACATTTAAAGGAGAAACAGATTATGTATTGGCTCAAAGACTTTATAATTACAGTTCCGACTGTTGGTTCATGTTTAGCACTCCTATTCTTAGTAACGGGGGAACTACTCGTGGGCTACCTATCTCTTGCTTTCTTAATTATGTACCTGATAGCCGGACTGGTTTATCTACTCATTATGATGAGAATATATGGTTGGCAAGTTCAGGTGGGGGTATCGGTGGATACTGGGGAGATGTTAGGAGTAATGGTATATCTACTACTCATGGCTCTAGGTCAACTGGCTCTATTCCTTTCATGCATGTAGTTGATTCTCAAATGTTAGCCTTTAATCAAGGCACAACTAGAAGAGGTTCTTATGCTGCATACATGGATGTAAGTCATCCAGAGATTGAAGAGTTTATTAACATTAGAAAAGAATCTGGTGGAGATATAAATAGAAAGTGTTTAAACTTACACAATGGAGTAAACATTACAAACACTTTTTTAGATGCTGTAAAGAATGATGAAGACTGGAGATTGATTGACCCTAAAACTAATGAAGCAGTTAAAACTATTAATGCTAGAGATTTATGGTTTCAAATAATAAATGCTCGTGCTGAAACAGGCGAACCTTACATGGTTAATATTGATACTTGTAATGATGCATTACCTAAACAACAAAAAGATTTAGGATTAGAAATAAAACAAAGCAACTTATGTTCTGAAATTACATTACCAACTAATGAGGAAAGAACAGCAGTTTGTTGTTTGTCATCTGTTAATTTAGAACACTTTGATAAATGGTCTAAAGATGAAAACTTTATATCAGATTTAATAACTATGCTTGATAATATAATAGAACATTATATAGAGAATGCAGTAGATACATCACAACTAGGAGGATATAGTGCAAATTACAATAGATTTAACAAATATATTAAAGAAGGTAAAGAAGGATATAATAAATCTGCCTATTCGGCATATAGAGAAAGAAGTCTCGGCTTGGGTGCAATGGGTTTTCATGCATATTTACAATCTAAAAACATACCTTTCGATGGTATTTTTGCGACTGGATTTAACCACAAAGCTTTCAAACATATTAAATCCAAAGCTATACAAGCTACTAAAGAGTTGTCTATCAATAGGGGTGAAGCTCCTGACATACATGGTTCAAATCGTAGAAACGCTAACCTACTTGCTATTGCTCCTAATGCTAGTAGTGGGATTATATGTAGTGGTACTTCTCCTAGTATCGAGCCTTATAGAGCTAATTGCTATACTCACAAAACTTTATCAGGAAGCTACCAAGTTAAGAATAAATATCTTGAAAAAGTTTTAAAAGAAAAAGGATTAAAAGGTAAAAAACTAGAAGAAACATGGAAAGATATTGCAGGTAATGATGGGTCAGTACAACATTTAGATATTCTTACTAAAGAAGAAAAAGAAATATTTAAAACTGCAAATGAAATAAATCAAATATGGATTGTTGAACATGCATATCAACGACAACAATATATATGTCAAGCACAATCTGTAAACTTATTCTTTACTTTACCAAAAGCAACAGAGGGGCAAGGAATACATGATGATTATATGCAATATGTAAATGATGTTCATTGGTATGGTATGAATAAACTTAAATCACTCTACTATTTTAGGTCTAACGCAGCTAGAAATGTAGAAAATGTAAACATTAAAGTTCCAAGAATCAAGTTA